AAATTGGTCGGAGAGTGGTTTCCTGATCTAGAAGGTCGTAGCATTGCCGTGTCAGAAGCAGATATCACACGGGAGAACATGCCAACGCTGCCGCTCGCCATTACGGCGTTGATCGCAACTGATTCGAATAATTGGGTGTGGCAGGCTGCGTCTGCAAAGACCGAAATATACGACGACTTCATGACCGAATTCTGGCTGAAGCCCGTAAAGATCTCGCGCGCAGACGGCACCGAGACACCTTTTTGGGCGTTCTATGATTATGAAGCTTTCCGCGACAGGTTGCTGACGCAGATTGTGCGTTATTACGGACCACGAGGCCAGCGGATTGAGTTTCGCCGCATGACCATCGAATCTGATCAATTTGCAGTCGTTCTGTCTTTCATGTTCCGTGCACACTTCAAGTGGTGCCCCGACGAACTACCCGAAGAGCCGGGCGACGGCGCTGTGTTTGGTAACTGCGAAGCTCAAGCTGCGGGCAAGCCACAAGCCCGCATTATCCCCAACCTCTGCAAGCCTGTGGCGCTTGACTGTGGCACCGCTTTCTGCGAAAAGGAAACAGACCCATGTTCATCTCCGTGAAGACCGTGGAAGGTCGCATTGCGTATACCGCCGCTCGTGGCGGAGAGCGCATTCCGAACGACCGTTACGTCGTGGTCGAAAAGACGCCGTGGATTTCACGGCTGCTGAGCGTCCACAAGGACATTGAGATCGAGCCCGCCCCTGTGGCGGCGAAGGAAAAGGCAGCTCCGGCTTCTTTTTCTAAGGCCCCGGCGGCACCCGAATCCAACAGCTGATCTGGCATCAGCCGTCCCCGTAACGCTTCCGTAAGGAGACCCCCTTATGTCCATTGATTCTCTGAGGGACGGTTTTGTCAGGCTCTGCTTTGACCCGTCTTTGAACGTCTACAAAGGCAAGTGCCGTATTCTCGTCGAAGGACAGATTGCACCGCCCGCGCTGGACCCGTGCCCGATCACGATCGACGCGCCAATGAAGATCACCAGCACGCGCCAGCTCGATTGCCAGTTCGGTGCCGGCTCCGTGCTCGCCGAGTCGCTGAAAGTCGTGTTCGACTGCTGCGGCAACAACGCCCTCGAGATCTGGGCGCTCCCACGTGAAGATGCAGCCGGAGCGGTTTCGGCGGAGTACACTGTCACGTTCACCGGCACTGTGACGGAAGACGGCCGTATCGACATCTATTGGGGCGAAGCACGCTACAACATCAGCGTTCGTGCCACTGCCGGCATGACCCCGACGCAGGTCGCGGCGGCTGTTCTGGCGGCGGTCCCAGTGGACTTCCCGTTCACAGCCACGGCAGCGCTCGGCGTCATTACGCTGGTCGCGAAGAACGGCGGCACGGTTGGCAACTTCCTCAACCCGCAGTTCAATTGGCATGGCCGGAACGATTATTTTCCGGTCGGTGTCACTGCCGTTGTTGCGCAGACGGTGCAGGGCTCCGTTGATCCGGAACCGCTGGACTACGAAAGCGTCCTTGGCGAATGCTGCTACTGTTGCGTTGCCGCCCTCTACGGCGACAACGATTGGCAGGACGGCATGATCGCGTACATGGACAGCGCGTGGTCCTGCGACAAGCCGCAGTGCTTCGGCCATGTCTACAGCTACGCTTCTGGCACGCTCGGCCAGATCCTCAGCCAGTTCCGCAACAAGGCAACCATCTCGTTCCTTTCGCACTGCGTCGATGATCCGGTTTTGCCGTACCTGAAGGTGGCAGCGTACGCGGCCAAGTCGTGCTGTTCGACTGTGGACAACCCGGAGATCTCTGTCCAGGGTCCGGCTTTCGGTGTGCTCACCTGCGTTCGGTTCCCCGAATCCTGCACGCAGTGCTTCAGCTACGACGAACAGCTCCAGCTCCGCGACAACGGCTTCGTGGTCACTGTGCCGCTCACTGGCGGGCAGGGCGCGCTGACGAGCCCGGAGGTGGCCAACGACGTCACCAACCAGCTCTACGACGACGAAGGGCGGCCCAACGCCACCTTCCGTGACGTGTCTAGCCGCCGCCTTGCGGCGTCCACGGCGGTTTCGCTGGCAACGCAGCTCCAGACCTTCAATGGCCTCGGACTGTTCACCAAGCGAACCGACATTCGGGTCGGTGTTCGTGGCACCAACCCGCGCCTCATGCTCGGTTCCATCCGTGCGTGGGCGAAGACGCAGGTCGGCGTGCTCTTCAGTGAGTTCGACGATATCGACAGAGATATCACGCTGCAAACCGATTTCGATGTTGCGCCCGAATGCCAAGGCCAGCCGGGACTGATGCACCTGAATATGGTCTACCGGCCGCCTGTCCGCGTCGATCGTATCATGACCAACCTCCAGCCGAAACTGCTGGACAACTGCAACTGATCGCCGACCATCTCCCCCGTGGCAATTCGCTACGGGGGTACGCGGCCTAACCGCTCGAAAGGAGTATTACAATGGCATGCGACAATCAGGTTGGTGTGAAGAACATTCTGCTAACCTTCACGGACTGCGATACGGATCAGAAATATGGTCCGATTTCGCACGAGCTTGCGTCGGACACGTTGCCCACCCTTCGGCTCTGCCCCTACAACAACGAAGCGTTGCCGGGCGGCTACGTCAAGAAGATCAAGGGCAATTCTCAGATCGAAGTTAACGTCGTGCGCGACCTCCGCATTCCGCTGGCACTCTATCAGGGTTGCGCTGCTGTCGACATTCAGCTGGAATATTACAATGGCCTCGTGTACTCCGCCGTCGGCGGTGGTGCCACGGGCGACGAGTCGTCGGACACCCACGAAGTCACGTTGACTGTTTCCTTCAAGGAAATCGACGAGTTGCTGCCCGCAGGTACCTTGCAGGCAGCCTAAGCTGAGCGGCGGTCGTTTCCCTCCAGCAACGCCCGCAGTTCCTCCCCCCACGTTTTCCTTGCTCGGGCGTGGGGGGAGTCCACTTGTGATAGCAGATCGGATTTAATGTGACATCTGGTATATATAAAATAACTAACATTGAAAACGACAAGGTTTATATTGGTCTTGGTAGTTGCGTTGTAAAAAGATGGGTGTCGCATGTCTTTCAACTAAATGCTGGACGCCACCACAATAAACAGTTACAGAAAGATTGGTTTTTATTCGGCTGCACTAAGTTCACTTTTACTATTGTTGAGATTTGCGGTAAAAATCGCGCTGAACTTAGTGCAGCCGAAAAACGTTGGATTTGTCAGTACAACGAATCAGCTTGCTATAATGCTATTGGTCGCGGGCCAAACGTACGCCAGATTAAAGGTCCGTACGTTTGGACAGAAGAGAAAAGACAATCCCACGCTGAGAAAGCAAGAATTGCGAACTTAGCGAGAACGCCAGAATTAAGAAAAAGAATGCAAGAAGCGCAACGTGGTGTAGCGCGAACAAATGGCTCTTGTATTACGGCTCAACGGATTATAGGTAACAACCTAGATAAGACACGAAAAGTAATTATTGCATTGTGCGTTTCAGAAGGAGTACCAGCTTCAACTGCAGCAGCACAATACAGTAAATGGCACTCCCGCCAAAACACAGACCGAGCAAGGACTGTACTATGAATATCATCGACCTCTCGCCTCCTTTGCAGCTTGGCGAAGACACTGCCGTAAAGGTGGAGATCTCTGCACTGCTGTTTGCCAAGTTCATCGAGCTGTCCAAAGCTGTGCTTGCTACACGCAGCAAGGTTCGTTACGAGGTGTTGTTGCAGCGTGCACGCATCAAAGAGCAGTGTACCTTCGTTACGAAAGCCGGCAAGAAGATCAAAATAACCGACGAGCAGTTGATGCTGATGTCAGCGACGGCTGGTCGCGCTATTGTGCCCAAGTTGTCGCACAGTGAAGGTGAGCAGGGGACAGTGCTGACTGCTGGCGACGGTGTGTCCACTGCGATCTTGTACAAATTCGGCACACCCATTGTGAGCGGCGGACAGGACGGCAAGAAGATCGAAGAAGTGGAATTCTTGGCACCGGGCTACACACAGATCGAAGAGATCCTTGCTGGCGAGCAAGCACTCTTCCAAACAATCGATCTTATTGCCACGGTGGCCAGACCAGTCGGCGGCACGCTGATGGCGCTCCCTTCCTGGGCTATCGACCAGATCACGCTGGCAGATGGTTTGACCATCATGAACAAGGTGCTTCCGAGTTTTTTGCCGTCGCCCGACGCGTCGCCGAACGAGTAGAAGAGTATCGTTACTACAGCGCGTCAGCACAAGACATCGGATCGCTACCAATAAAGATTTTAACCTTGCGCATCAGCAACTTCGATAAGGTGCGTAAGGAGCGGACGAAGTGGGAAGCACAAATAGCGGGAGCTAAGATCAGCTAATGGCGTCTTTTGTCGAACAAGCCACACTTCAGCTAATTGACCAGACGTCCAAGCCCGCCAAGCAGATTAACTCGGCGCTCAAAGCGATGTTCTCTACGGCGGCGGCCGGTAAGTCCGCAATGCGTGGTGCGGCAATCCCGCAGAACGTTATTGCTTCTTACCGGTCTGCTGCATCTGCAGCGAACTCTTACGCAAAAGCCCTCCAGAGTCTTAAAGCTGTTGGCGCGCTCCCTCGCCGCCTTCAGCTGCCCACGGTGGACCCGCAGGCAGCAGCGAACGTACGTGCTCTGGCTGCTGCCATGCGTCAGTACCGTAGTGCTGTGCAGAACATGCCTGTCGTGCCCCGTATGCCGCGTGTACCTAACCTTGGCGCTGGTGGTACGCCACGGATTCCGCAGGCTTCAACAGGCATCAATATCCATCCGTCCTCGTGGTCTCCGTTGCAGAGCATCCTTGCTGGTTTTGCAGAGCGCATTGGCGCGCAAATCACTTCAGCTATTGTGACAGGTTTGCGCGAAGGGCTGAAGACACAGGACGTTGCCGACACGCGACTTGCTCTCCAGCAGCAAACACCAGAGCAGGTAAAGTCTCTTAACGAGTCAATTAACAAGCTCATGCGCGAGCAGACACAAACCAAAACGGGTTCTGTGTTCTCGCGTGGTCAGATCGCTGGGATGGCAGTTGAGACCCTGCCAAGCGTTCGTGGTGACGTTAAAGCCACAGAGTCCTTGACTCGCTTGCAGCTCCAGCTCGCACAAATGATGATCGCCGCTGGCGAAAAATCAGAGAAAGCTGTAGAGCAAGCATTTTTGTTCACCAAAGCTGGTGAGCAGTCTGGCCGTCTGTCGGACCCTGTATCGGGTAATTACTCAGAAGCGGCAGCTAAAAGTTTCTTTGGAACACTGCTGAAAGTTGCTCCAGACATCGGTAAAGAGTTTACTGGTTCGTTTGTTCAGCAAGCCATCAAATACATGCGTGTTTCAAAGTTCACGCAGAACGAGCGTGGCCTTGCAACAGCGCTGTTCCTTAATGAAGAAATGGGGTCCACGGCATCTGTCGGCATCAACCAAGCAATCAAGCAGCTCGCCGGGCAAGGTGTTAAGAAGGAGATCTTGAATAACCTTGCCGAATACGGCCTTATTACTACGAAACAAGTAACCACTGGTGGCGACGGTAAAGGTCGTAAGACAACTACGCGAGTTGTTGACAAACCACTAGACGAAAACGAGCTCCGTTCAGATATCGGTGGCTTTGTTATTCGTAAGCTCTTGCCGCTTGGAACAAAACTCGGATTAGACTTGAATAAGCCTG